GGCGCTTTAACCGTCGCTTGAGCTCCTCCTGCTGCAACAGGCGCTTTAACCGTCGCTTGAGCTCCTCCGGCTGCAACAGGCGCTTTAACAGTCGCTTGAGCTCCTCCGGCTGCAACAGGCGCGTTAACAATCGCGGCGACCGGTTCTTTTACAGACAATTTTGTTATTATCGGGTCAACGTTTTTCCTGATTAACGCGATCATTTTTTTAAATACGGGGCATTCCTCGTACATCTTTACCTTTGTAGTACACGGCGTGGGCAATTCTTCACCAGTAAACCGAATGAACCCAATTTTCCCATTAAGGCTATTATGCTCCTCTCTCCCCAGAAACTTCGCAATTGGCATTGCCTCTATATATCTCCCGTGTCGGGCAATGTGCACACGAGATGCCTTCATGTTTTTTCTACCGAATGTTGGCAACCCGGGTATGCTATAACCGCGCCCGTCCGTTATTATTTCATAGAAGCTAACATGCGCGGTAGTTTTATCCAGTACGAGTTCGCGCTCATATATTTTTTTGACGTTTGTGGGTATTTCGGCTTCTAAACACTCACGGAGGGATTTCATTTCNGTTGATTTGTAGTCTAATACAGCCGTTCCATTAATCACCTTNACATTGATTACATATGGTTGGTATTGCGATGGTTCGTATCTAACACGAATCAGTTCTTGCACTGCGACCATTAACCTATCTGGAGAATTAGATTTACCCAATACCGTAATGTCAAACTTTATCGTCAATCTGGTGCCATGCTCCGGGCAAATATCGTCATTTTTGTCATCTTCATGGTGGACAGTATCAGGTCCCTCATATGGGCTGGATAAGACATGCAACGCGCCTACAAGGCCTTTTATATCTTGTTTTCGCCAATACATTTTCCAAGTTGCCGTACTGTATTCTGGTGCAAATTTAGTCAGCGCCTTTTTTGCGCCGTGACCATAAATATTCTCGGTACTATTGCTTCCAACATCTTTTGAAGACCACGTTAACATTCTTGTTTCTTTAACTAATCCTTTCCCATTATCTGTAATGCTAAATTCACATTCTCTTGGATTTGTAATGTTAAATTTAACGTCTATGACAGTGGCCCCGCCAGCACCCAATGCATTGTCAGTAAATTCGGGCAATGTTAACAACGCTTCCGGAAAATCCTCCGAATACGGGACTCCTTCATTCGCCGATGCCCGCCAAAGACCGTGGAAATCGTTTCGTGATATACTCATTATGCTTTGCTGTTCTATTCTGTATGCGATTCGTCTATTTGCAAATTGGCATTTCAATTTTTTTATAATCAAAAAAAATAAATTACACTTGCGTTATAATAAGTAACAACTAAAATAATCATACCCATAACAATTATTTTAGTTCAGTTTAGTTTCGTTTATAAAATATAATCTCAGTACTCAGGGGTGTGCTTCTTGAATATGCACCCTTGAGCGGCCAGACCCTTAACGTCACTTGTAACGATTGCCGGGTTCTGATTGTTACAGTCAGCCATCCAAATTTTAATAATACAGAAATTTTTCTTAGGAGAAATTGTTATCCCAGTCACACAATTGACAAAACCCATATTCTTACTTATGGTACTCCCAGCAACAACATAGGTCAGATCCTTCCAAACTTTGTAAACATTTTTATTGGAAATCTTATACGAGAAACACCCACCATTCCGGTTTTTGGGGTCCTCCCATGTCGGCCTAATACCTTCTTTCATAACAAATAACATGCAATTTTCTACTAATACGGCAGGCAGGGTTTCGGTAACCGCAAGCGTGTCCTCAACCGTCGTAAAAGTTGCAATTGGAATGTAACTTGTAATACTCCAGTCGGTATTGTGGGGCAAATGGGCCCATAGAGTCCATCTATCGGCCAATTTGTGAAATGTTTCCATACTGGAAGTTGCTGTTTCCATTGTCGTATGCTGGGATAACATTCTTATTATATTAATTCATTTTTTTTTTAAACCCTTTCACAAATATAATATTTTTATATTGATATTTTTGTTGCATTTGGCATAATTTGGTGTAATTTCCGTCATTACGAGTAAATATAGTCCGTTTTTTGAATAGTAATAAAGTGTTCATCGGTTATTTCCATGTTGTTCACATTTACGTTCTGGTCAATGGTCTTAACCTCAAACGATTTGACATTGCAGTCCGTTAACTCGCACACTTCGTACTGCTTCAGGAAATATATGAAGAAATTTCTGTCCAGTCTGTTGTTGACTACATAATAATTATAAGTTGGCCCCCGAAGGTTTATCTTGTGGAACTTGTCGCCCACCTTAATTTCAAACAAAATAAACTTCACTTCGGATAGTTCGTATTTACTTGAAAATGGGGGTCCGCTAAAAACCACCCGGTTCACACATCCGCCATTCTCGGTAGCAGTCACGTTATCCACGAACAAGTAAAATGACGCATCAATAGCAACCGCCTCAAAATAATTTGCACTATCCGCCGTATAATTCTTCGCGTAAACCTCTCCGTCTTGAACTTTGCAAATTTGATTCCGAAGTGCGGGCTTTTTATAAATATTGTCTATGAATGCCTTTAGTTGCGGGGTTGAGTTGATAAATTCCATGACGCGCACGGACAACTTGCCAAATAGAATCTGACATTTGCTAAATAAATAGATCGCTTTATATGACACGCTCACAAGGACGTTTTCATATTCTTCGGGGTATGTTCTTTTAAAATAGTCGCTTGCAAGAACGATGAGCGTGCTCGTCTTTATAAACGTAAATAGGGCTGACAGCATAAATAATATAATTCTGATATCTTTATATTATTTAATAATTAACTAACGAACTAACTTTGGTATGACTAACTTTGGTACGCCGGGCTGCTTGTTCCATTTGGGATGGGCGGCGAGCCGGGTTTTACAGGTTCCGCATCCACGGGTTTCATCGGGTCGTTACTGTGCGGATTGGGAACAATAATATTTGGCGACTGATAATAGACTGGATTAGTGGCCGGGTTGTATTCGGGGTCGTAAATTATAATGTTGCCAGAGCGGTCAATTGATATACCATCGCCGCATTTATTTTGCGTTCCGCCGCATTTATAGTTCAAACTTCCGGTTGCCGCATCCAGTCCAAAAATGTACAGCAACATGCTGACAATAACGGTCATCAATATAAACGGAATAAACACGATTATCCATGATACCACATTCAGTCCGCTTTCGCATAATATATTTAACAGTATTGTTATCATAACAGTTACAATTGCCTTCATAAAGGCGGTGTTGTAGAGTCCCTTAAGTGTGTCTATAAGTATTTGAGTTATTGAGAATATTAAATAAATCAGTGCTGGCGCGCATAGATTAAACATTGGTTATATTTTATATTCATATTTTATTTTTCATCGGCGTAAAAGAATGGCTCGCCCTCCTTTAAATATCCTACCTTGTCGCCGACTTCGCCGTCATTTAGTTGGTAGATAAAGCCGTTTTCGTCGTCATTTGTGCAATACGCAACATCGTCAATTTCAATTTCAAATAGCTCTTCCTCTTCTTCCTCTTCTTCCTCCTCTTCCTCAGATTCCTCTTCCTCAGATTCCTCTGCTTCAGTTTCAACTTCATCCTCCTCTTCGGATTCAGCATTTACTGTATCTGGTCCCATCTTAACAACTTTTACCTGAGGTGCCAAATCCTCTTCCTCTTCCTCTTCCTCTTCATCTTCCTCCTCTTCTTCCTCTTCCTCTTCTTCCTCTTCCTCCTCTTCCTCCTCTTCCTCTTCCTCATCGCACGCGTTTACACAGACACATTGTCCAGTTCCCTTCATAATGCAGACGTTTTGGGTTTTCTTACATAAATTACAACTTCCAGCGCCGCCGTTTTCATTTAAGAAATAAACATCGTTTAGCCCATCGTCGGCAAAATATCCGCTGCAAATTGAACACTTTTCGGTAAACTTTGCGTCTTTAACCGGGGAACAATCTTGGTTTTTACACAAAGATTTAACCTCTTCCTCAACCAACTTTACATTTTTTTTCATATCATTATTTAAGCATTTTTTATTAAACATCACATCATCTATTTTATTATATGCGATTTCTTCTTCAGTATATTCTTCCTCCTCTTCTTCCTCTTCCTCCTCTTCCTCCTCTTCCTCCTCTTCCTCCTCTTCCTCTTCCTCTTCTTCGGATTCCTCCTCTTCTTCTTTACTAGAGCAGGGCTCTTCAACTATTTCCAGTTTAATATTCTCGGTTTGACAAGGCGCCGCATGCTTTAGTCCTCTTGCGCCGTCATTTAACGCATCCACCTTGGCAATAATTTTCTCTAATCCTTGCATGATCGCATCATTTCTCATCTCTATGTGAGTCAGTCTTTTCTCAACTGTTTCCATTTCTATTTTGTGATGAATCAAATTATTACTAATGACAGTGGGTGCAACACTGCGATTTAGTTCATTCATTACAGACGGCAACCGCATAATCTGCGAGTGGGTCTCCTCTAACATATTAAATCTGTCCATATGATTCTTTAAGACTGAGTTGATATTATTTTTAATAATGGATTCAATGTCCTTTACCATTTGTTGAATATCGCATTTATTATGAGTGTGGTTGTGGTCTTCCATTCCTTGATGAATTATATATAACTATTCGTTTAATATGATTTAAAAAATAATTTATCTAATTCATATATGACAGAAAAACTTTCGTTAGTTGAAACTGACCTGATTGAAGATAGGGTGCAGCGCATTATGAGACAAACCGATTATTCGGCTGAGGTGGCAAGAGAGAAACTGAGAGAACACAATTTTAACGAGATTGCCACCATTAAATCGTATTTAGGTATAACCGACAAGAAAACCACGCACATAAAGTCGGTAAACCAGGAGATTTACAAGCAGCTGCGTGCCAAACTGGACTCAAGTATGAGCGACTATCAACGACGCGTAGAGAATGGCGAGGTTAAAAAGGTGGTATAAGAGAGAACAGACGATTTATATCTTGATTTGGAATATTATAATATATTGTGTTGTATTATAATATGGCGTACGATCCGACCAAAGACCCTTATTTATTTTATACTTACGAGACATATCCATGGAACACAGTGCCAATACCGGCTGGATGGGAGGCAGTGCGTAAGAAGAGCGACCCAAGTGGCCGGATTTATTATCGTACCAAGGGCATTCCTGGGATAAAACTGGAGGGTCCGGAACAACTTAGGCACCCGAGCATATATACAACCGGAGAAGAACTCGCGCGCCTTTCGCCAGACCAGTTGCTGCTTGTGCCGCCATGGCAGATAAAGTGGGATACTATAACTCCGCCTATTCCTGATTCTAAGGATAGCCGGATGTCAACTGGTTTTAAATATCAAATGATAAATAGATTAATTCGGTTCTCCAAGTCATGTGGGGAGACAATCAATGATAGAAGAACATCTCCTGAGGAAAAAAGGCAGAACCTTAATATCATGGGAACAGAATATTACCGCGAAATCACGAGATTGCGCAACATGTTGAACGACTCTCGTGCATTAGAAGTACTAAATCTTCCAACTTACAAACCAAAGGGAGGCCAAAGAAAAACTGGCAAAAGGAGGAAGACAAGGAGAAACCGTAAAACTCGTAGAAGGAATTAATTTTTATATTTATTTCTTGGACTTTTTTCGTGAGGGCTTTTGTTGCAAAATAGTATTTGACGCCGGGGCTGCATATAAAATCGCGTTGATATTTGAAATATGATCCACAACATATATTATAACAAATACCAGAAGCAGCAAGAACAATTGTATCATGTTTTCTTTTACAAACTGAAATACCATTTCAGGGGTCCAATTTGAAACCTCGTCGGAGTTTGTATAGTCCATAATATAATATATTATAACGCGACAAAAATAATATTCCTGGCAAAAATAATATGCTAAAATCGGTAGTATATTATTTCAGTTATATATTGTTCTATTATTCAATTGATCTATTGTGACTGCTGCTGCGACAATCCAAAA